ACTTAATTTCCATTCTTCACTTCCTACTTCTACCCAAGTGCCAGATGCTACACCTGCTGCGCTGTTACCGCCTGATTTATACCATAATCTTATGATATTGCTTACTGCTGAAATAGCGTATTCACCAACTGCTCCAACACTACCTTTAGGTGTATATGGCGAGGAACCTGAAGTTTGTGTTGCGTCAGTTATAACAATAGGAGATATGTTTGTGAATGTTTGTCCGCCTGTTGTAGATATAGCTGCACTGTTCCAACTGAACAGTCCCCAGCTAGTGCTTTGTGTGTCTAGCCAGTATGTGCCGTTAGCAGGATTATCTGCTGTTGCTGTTGCACTTGCATTTATTGCATTAAGATCAACTCCTGCTCTAACAACAAACGCTCTGTTGCTTACACCTAAATAAGAATATGCCGCTTGTAATCCATATTCGTTTTGCTCTCCGCCGTTGATCGGATTGTTGTTAGCGTCAGTTTTAAATACTGGATCGCCAAATGTTTCAACAAGATCACGCTGCGATGTGAGCAAGTATACTTTACCAGCATTTGCTGCTAGTGTGCCTGGTGCAATTCCTGTTCCTGCACCGTTAGTTTTATTTTCCGCCGTTGCGACAAATATTATTGGTGTTGTTCCTGGTTCAGCCGGAGTGTAGAAACTCTCGTCAATTACTGAGACCTGGACGCCTGGTGATACTAATCCTGCCATTTTAATTTTCTCCTATGGATCATCTGTTATAGTATTATTTAGCTGATTTAGGGAAAAAATAGCGTTTTGAGAGGTTATCTACGTAGATAACTTACATTTATACAGTTCGTCGACCCAGAATTCTAAGTCACTTAATGCACCATTATTATCTATATGAAAGTCTGCCATCCAAGGTTCTAGTGTCATACTATCTACAGGTTCTTTAGGCAAATAGTCGCTGCGGTCTACCCATATAGCATAATCAAAAACATTTGTGTTACGCATTGCAAAATATTCACGCTTGTTTCTAAGACCGCAGTAAATGTCATGTTCATCAAAAATAGCTCTACCTAATGTAGCAGCGTCAGTTTTATTCATTTCACTTATTGCATTATACCATTCAGCACGATGGTTATGTCTATCTGCGTAACATTCTTGCTCAGTATCATAATTATATTTCTTTTTTAGTAATTCATATATAAAAAGTTTAGAACAGAATGCACTACTGCTTTCAAAACTATAATCATATTTGTCTCTAAGGATTTCGCAGACTGTATCTTTGCCATGTCTGCCGTGACCAATCACAAGCAACTTTTTCTTCATATATTAATAGTATAATAATTAATGTTGTTTGTCAACCAATTAAAAAACCATAACCTGTGCCACCAGCTACTGCTAATGCAAGGTCCATTTCAAGTTTTTCCATTTCGGCTTGTGCTTCTGCTTTTAGTGTATCACCATTGAGTGTTGTTCCACCACCTGGTCCTACAATAGTTGAAAATTTACTTCGTGCTTCGCCTAACATATATTTACATCCTGCAAGTGTATAATCTTTTATCCACTGTTGTGACTTATAATCGTCTAATAGTTGCATATCGGGACGATAATTATAACAAAACATTAATACTTCTTCATCAGCTCTAGGACGTTGTAATATAGTTAATTTTTTTGTAGTAGTATTCCATTTGAATTCTATAAAACTACCAAACATACGTCCTACTAATTCTTGCTGCTGTGCAAAGAAATCATAAGTTGCAAGTCCGCCAATACCACTACCTGCTAGTAGATATGTATTTGTATATGCTAAATTAAATGGTTCAAACAAACTACCGCCGTCGGCACTGCCGCCTAATCTACTACCAATACTTCGTCTATGAATTTTTCTAACTTCAATAATTTCATGAGGCAAAGTATACACGTTTTGATTTTCTTCAAACTTGATTGTGATATAGCTTTCTTCAACACTGTTTTCGCTACGCTGTCTATATTTTGTTAATGCCTTAGTCAAAGCAGTTTCGTAATGTATAGGATCTAATTCTACATCAACCATTCCGCCGCCAAGAAAGGCGTTTACATAATCAAATACTTGTTGTTTTTGTGTAGTTAAATTTGCATCAGCCATGTTGTTCTCCAATAGTATTTATCGATAAATATAACTATGCCGCGCATTAGTTTATACAGACCAGAAAAAACACAAGACTATGATTTCATGGATGCTATTATCTTTGAACAATTTACTGTTGGTGGAACAGATTTACATATACACAAATATCTAGGACCTAAAAATACAACAGGAGATAATGCAACCGCAGAACAACCAACATATGATTCAGTAAAAGACACAAATATTCAAGACTTATTATTTCTAGAAAACAGAGATAGGAAGTATGATCCTGACATTTATAAAATACGTGGGCATTATAACTTACAAGATACTGATTTTAATTTATCTCAATTTGGTTTGTTTTTACAAAATGATACTATTTTTATGACAGTTCATATTAATAGTAGTGTAAAAACTATTGGAAGAAAATTAATGGCAGGAGATGTTATTGAGTTACCTCATATGAAAGAAGAATATGCAGCTAATGATTTTAGTGTTGCTATGAAACGTTTCTATGTTATTGATGAAATCACAAGGGCAGCTGAAGGTTATTCACAAACTTGGTATCCACACTTATATAGATTAAAATTAAAACAAATTTACGATGGACAAGAATACAAAGATATATTAGACTTGCCTGCTGAAGATGATGCAGATAATACACTACGTGATGTGTTAAGCACATACGAAAGAGAAATGCAAATTAATAATGCAGTAATTGCACAAGCAGAAGAATATGCAAAAGCAAGTGGATACGAAACAGCACATTTGTTTACAGTTAGTGTTTTGGATAACGGAGAAGTAGCTATTGTTTCAACTGATTATGATACATTATTAGCAGATGGCACTATTACAACAGATACAGTTTTCTTAAGTCCTAATGATACTGGCTATAAAGGTTATTTGGTAGGAGATGGATTTCCGCCAAATGGTGCATTATACGGATCAGGCACAGGCTTTCCAGCTGATCCACAAATAGGAGATTATTTTTTGCGTGTTGATTTATTTCCAAATAGACTGTTTAGGTATAGCGGTAACAGTTGGCAAAAAGTAGAAGATGCTGTAAGGCAGACACTAACTCCAGACATTACAAGATCTACCTTGAAAGGAACATTTGTCAACAACGAAACAGTAAATAACATTGCTGGCGAAAATGTAAAAGAGAGACAAGCATTGAGCAAAGCACTTAAAGTTAAGGCAGACACATAATGTTATTTTTTTACGATGGACAGATACGTAGATATGTCACGCAAATAGTTAGAGCATTTAGCCATTTTAATTTCCAAGACGGCGATGGAGATATAAAACAAGTTCCTGTAATGTATGGAGATATTACTAGACAAGTTGCAAGTATCATTAGAGATAACAGTGAAAACAAATTGCCTAGCGCACCACGTATGGGTGTGTATATAACAAATTTACAAATGGATAGAGCACGCCTTGCTGATAGTAGTTACGTAAGTAAAATAAATTTAAGAGAACGAGCTGTAGATAGCGAAACTGGTGAATATCTAAATGAACAAGCAAAAGGCTATACTGTTGAAAGAATACATCCAACTCCGTATACTTTATCTGTGAATGTTGATGTATGGAGCACAAATACAGATCAAAAATTACAAATACTTGAACAAATATTCTTTTTATTCAATCCTGACTTAGAATTTCAAACAACTGACAACTATGTTGACTGGACAAGTTTAAGTGTGCTACAACTTGAAAATATACAGTTTAGTTCTAGAACAATACCAGTTGGAACAGAAACAGAAATAGATGTTGCTACATTAAGTTTCAATGCTCCTATCTTTATTTCACCTCCAGCAAAAGTTAAGAAACTTGGTGTAATTACAGATATTATTACAAGTGTATTCAATAGTGAAGCAGGAACCATTAGTCTCGAAGGTTTCAATCCTCCAACTGATGGTAAAGCCTTTGCAGCAAGCGGAACCACAGTATTACCAGATGGAAGTATAGTAGATGAAAAAGGTGCTGCACTAACAGTATCAAGCGGCTCTGGTAGATTAGATCTAACTAATCCTGTTGTAGCAAGTTATAGAAATTTTGATATAATAGTAAACAACACTATTGCTCAATTGGCGTTATCAGGCAAATTACGTATAGGTGAAATAAGTTGGCAAAATGTTTTCGAAGCAGAAGCACCTGCAAAATTCCAGCCAGGCATAAGCCAAATACGTTTATATAGAGCCGAATTGCTTAATCCTATTGTAGGCACTATCGATTATGCAGATCCTGTAGAAAAATTTGATTTACAAATCACATATGATCCAGATACTTTACCAAGCGATACTTTGATAAGCACAAGTAGTGCTACTAGAGGTAGTATAGATGGAATTGTTAATCCTATAAAATATAGACCAGATGATGACAAAATAGCAAGAGGTGCTGGATTACGCTATTTGTTTACTGGACCTATTGGCGGTAGTGTAGAGCGTAAATTTACTGTAGAAGAAAAAACAACACGTATTGATACTGAAGTAGATAGTAATATAGTATACAGACATACTGTATTTGTTGACGGATTAGAAGTTGCAACTACAAGTAGAATTATAGACGACTTGTATGTAATAGATTTTGGAACTGCTCCAGATATAGGTTCAACTGTAAGATATGAATTAGAAATAAATGAAGACGGAGCTGATGCATGGAAGAGTGTAGGAGGTGCTGATTTTATTGCAGATACAAATGATATTGTAGAATGGGATGGCACACAATGGAATATTATTTTTGATGCATCAGATAATAGCGCACTTACATATCTAACAAATGTTAACACAGGACAACAAGTATACTGGAATAATTATTATTGGCAAGCAAGTGTTGACGGTTACTATCCAAGAGGAACTTGGGAACTAGTAATATAACATATATATTTTTATGAATTCAATTAGTTGTAGTGGTGCATTATTTTATGCCCTTGATACAAAACGTTTTTTGTTATTACACAGAGCTAACGGACGTAAAAATAACCTATGGGGGTTGGTTGGTGGAACTAACGAGGGCGTTGAAACTCCATGGGAAGGTTTACAAAGAGAAATCAAAGAAGAAATAGGCGAAATTGAAATAAGGAAAACTATTCCGTTAGAAACTTTTATAAGTAACGATGATAACTTTTTGTTCCATACATATCTTTGTGTCATAGATAACGAATTTATTCCACAACTTAATTCTGAACATAATGGTTATGCATGGGTAAGTTTTGGCATGTGGCCAAAGCCATTGCACTATGGTTTACATAACACACTGAAAACAAAAACTAATACAGATAAGTTACAAACTGTTATTCAACTAGTTGATATGATTGCTTAAATTTTTGATGTAACCATTTGAAATCATTGATCTTTTTGAGATCTTTAGCAGAATCTTTATATTTTTCACCATATTTTTTGCCAGCAATAGCACCATTAATTGCAGCATCACCAAATGGTTTATCAGCACCTTTTGAACACCAAGCATCTAATCTAAATTGCGTTTCTTCATCTTTTTGTCTATCAATACTACGGCTTGCTAATTTTACACATTCCCTAAATCCACTACGCCATGCACTAAATGCATCTGTGTTAAACGCAGTTGTATTACTCATTTCTGCTATTGCTTTGAAATTTTTACTAATGCTAGTTGTCATATCTGCACTTGTGATATCAACATTGCGTGTTAATTCAGTAGGTAATAGTTTCACTCCACCGTAACCGTAAACAAGTGCATTTACTGGATTATAACTACGCCATACGTATACTGTATTTCTTCCATCTATATCGTATCTTGCTATTTGATAGTCAAAATCGAAAGTTTCTAAAATTTGTGCATCTCCATCAACTACCCAAAACATTTCTGTGTCACAAAGATTAGCAGCAGCAATATGTGCTTGGTGTATTCCTTTAACTTTATCTACACGTTTTGCATTAGGAAATCTTTCTTGTAATATTTTATAATTTGCATCAGCATTTGTTTCGCCATTACTAATGAAAACAATATCATATGGTTTAGGTTTACTTGCAATTTCTTCATATTCTTTTTTAATTGCAAGAAATCTATAATCTATTTCACGTTCTGTCAATTCGTTATGTGTATTGGTTAACATTACACCATCGTAATAATCTTTGTTTTTCCAAACATGATTAATTTTTCTTTCATACTGATTATGATAACTTATGTAAAAGTTCCAATCAAAGTCATTTTGTATTTCAATATCATCATTTACCATGAAAAACATTTCATTGTCTGTTTTTTGTAACGCTGCTTTGTAATCATCAAATGTGTTTACAGTAAACACAGGATAGGGTTTAGGATTGCTTACAACCATATCCCATTCTTTTTTCTTTATGTAAAATCTGTGTTCAACTTCTTTTTCACTAACTAGCAAATGCCTAC